CAACAACAACAACAACAACAACAACAACAACAACAACAACAACAACAACAACAACAACAACAGCAGCAGCAGCAAACACAGCAGCAAACACAAAAAGGCAATAACATGAGAAGCAAAGACGCAAGAATCGGTACAGTAGTTCGATACAACGGTGAAGATTACACGGTAACGCACAAAGGTAATGACGAACGTGTGACAATCAAGCGGAACGGTACAGAGATTGTCACAACCTTGGGGTTAGACTCAGAATACAGTCACATAGTCAAGCTATAGTATAACTTGTTAGTACCGGATTGCAACAATGTAATTCGTAAACATAAGCAGTAAAGGAAAATTAATATGATTTTTTCAGACTTCACGAACTTCTACAGTAACCAAGTTGGTCTATCAGGTCCGGTTTCGGACGATCATATCGAGCAAGGATCGGAGCATGGTGATAATGCGGTCTACAGTGCAGCACTGTACGGTACCGATGACGGTATCGACAAAGATGATTATGACGATGCGCTGGCACTGTTAGACGGGGCCTTAAACAAATGATAGTCGATAATGCGCTGTATGTTATCACATGCTTTGTAGGCATATTCTCATTTGGTATCTTGTGTGCTGGACTAGCAATACAAGTCCATCGCTCATTCAGAAAGTAAAATCACTGCCCGGTAGGTTAATCCCTACCGGGCAGTCAGCCACGGCATAGTAAAGGAACGAAACGATGAACGAACAACAACTGGAAGTCATAAAAAAGGGCGCGCTAGCATGGGAAAACTACGCGGACAAGGGTTATATCGACCTAGAAGGGGCTGACCTATCCGGGCTTAAGCTAGGTTACATCGACCTAAGAAACGCAAACCTAAAAGGCGCAATCATCCGAAGTACAGACTTCACCGCGGCGAACTTAAGCGGTGCGGATTTGACCGATGCAAAAATAACAGATTGCGTCTTTCGAAACGCACAACTACAATCCTCTAAATTTACAGGCTGTAAAGGCTCACATGTAGATTTTCGCGGCGCGCGGTTAATGGGTGCAGACTTCGCATACTCAAACCTAACGTTAGCGGTATTTTGCGGGTCTGACGCGCCTTACATAAATTTCACAGAAGCAGAGCTATCTAGTTGTTCCTTTCATCGGGCAGTTCTGGACTGCGCAAAATTCATAGATTCAACGTTGCCGATGTGCAGCTTTCTAGGATGTGACGTAGAGGATTCAGACTTTACAAATGCACATTTACGCTATGCTGTTTTTAAGCGTTGTGATTTATTCTCCACTGTGTTTGACCATGCCGATCTATACCATGCAAATATTTCTACCTGCCAGATACGGTATGCTAGCTTCGAAGGCGCAAACCTAGAAGAGTGCAAGCTACCGCTTACGTTCCTGTTTGACAAGCGCGGCCATGAGGCGCAATACAGCACCACCGAAAGCGGCGAAATTACATACCATCTTGGATGTAGAAAGTTTAGCCTCAGTCAAGCAAAAGAGCATTTCTTATCCGATGTCTATGACTATCCGAAAGCAGGACGGTACATAATCAAGTTGCTGAAATTGTGTTGGAAGGTTAACCGCGACAGTGCAGAACTAGCAGAGGAAAAAAACCTATGAGACGCAACCAGTACGACTTATTACTAAAAGGTGTGTCGGTATGGAACGACTTCAAAGCTAGCGCAAAACAGCACATAGACTTAAGCTGTGCGGATTTAGCACATATGGACCTGCGCGGCATAGACCTTACCGGAGTCAACTTAAGCGGCGCGGTACTTGTCAATACGATATTAGACCACTCGAACTTATCAGATGCTGATTTAACGGGTGCAGAACTCAATCAAGCAAGCATCCGACACTGCAATTTGACCAGTGCTGTACTTAACATGGCGGGTGGTACAGCGGCTGATTTTACAGGCTCAAACCTTACCGCGGCCTTGTTTCTTTCTGCTGTGTTTCAGTACTGTAATTTCAGAATGACCGAAGGCCCACGCGCTAACTTTGGCGGGGCTGACATAACAAGCTCTGTGTTTGTGCAGTCTGATTTTAGAGGCGCAAATTTTGAGCGTGTGAAGGCAAGTAATACGGTTTGGTGCGGTACTATTATATCTCGCTCACACTTTAAAGATGCTGTGTTGAGAGATAGCAACTTTGAGAGATGTAGAGCAAACAACGCAAACTTTACCGGAGCAAATCTAGAAGGCTCCGACTTTACAAATGCAAGCATAACACACGCCATAACAGATTCAGCCCACATGTACCGCTGTAGTCTGCCTATAGAACTGTTGTTCGACTCTCGCGGACATAATCTAACATATGTGACTAGGAATGGCAAGTTAGAATTCAAAGCAGGCTGTCATAATCTCAAGCCACAGCAAGCGCAAGAGTACTTTCTAAGTCCAGAATACAAAGACACAGCGCGCGGTACAGTAATAGCAGCACTTTTAAAACTATGCGAAGAGACCTATGACAGCAATTTGTAACATAATACGTCAAATTGCCCATTGACACGCACGAAACACCGTGCTAAACTGTTGATACAGGCAAGCGCAACACAGCAAGTGCTGTAACGAAGGTAAAGCGTAGCCAACACAGCAAGGTGATATTATGAATAACATACAGTACGAAATAGCCCTAAAAGGTCCCAAAGCGTGGAATGAATACCGTGACGGTACCAGTGAAGTGATTGACCTATCATACGCTGATTTAGCAGGTTTAGACCTAACTGGTATCAACTTTGACAACGCAAACCTAAGAGGCGCAATTCTACAGTTCGCAAACCTAAGTAATGCTTCTCTTGTGGGCGCAAATGGGATTGATGCGAACCTAGCAGGAGCAACGTTCACGGAAGCAAAACTAAACGGAGCGGTACTAAAACACGCTGACTTGACAAATGCCAAATTCAAGCGTGCAGATATGCAATCCGTGGTGATGACGTGTGCCACCGCCCAAGGCGCAAGTTTTGAACTATCAGACATGACAAAATCTGTACTTGAACGGTGTAATATCTCGCAGGCTGATTTTAGCAATGTGTTAGCACGACACGCTATAATCACCCAAGCGTTAGCACTGGACACAAACTTCTCAAATGCTGACATTGCGTATAGTAATCTATCATTTTCAAGACTTGACAGTACATCATTCTATCAGTCAAACGCTTTTGCTTGCATCTTCGATAATGCAAGTCTTGAAAATGCTGACTTTACAGAATCGTGTATGTCCTATGCTTCGATGCGAAGGGCTAACGCTTACGGAGCGACGTTCTGTATGGTAGAAAGCAACTCAGTAGATTTCACAGATTCATTACTACAAAAAGCAAACTTCAAAGACACATACTTACGGGATACTGTCTTACCAGATGGTATCGTATCAAACACAAACAACTAACACAAGGAACAAATAATGAACGAATTAGAACTGTTGATGGGTGGATTTTTCCTACTAAGCGCATTCTGTACGTTACTAATCTACGCATGTGTTGCGATAGGTCGGTAACATGGCAGACAAGATAAATTACAGAACGCTACGCGCGGCCATAGGCAGGATTGCCCTACCGGGTACTACTGTTAAGTGGTCAGAATGCAAGGAATGGATTATCATAAGGCATGGCAGTAGAAGCCCCCTAAGGCTGACAGTAAGGGAGTATGAGGTACTGCTAGAACTAGGGGAATTTGACGCTGATTTTCATTCTATTTTAGAGGATAAAATAGGGAAGGCTGAATGAGCGAATCAGACAAGGTATGCTACCGCAGCATAGCCGCAGCAAAAGCCAGAATGGTACTAGACGGCTCCACAACCGAACGGTCAGAATGCGGGCAATGGGTACTAGTAAAGTACGAAGATAGGCAACCCATTAAATTGACCGATAAAGAATATGAGACGGTATACGCCATGTTTGAATTTGACACCAAATCTAAACATGTGTTACACTTAAGCAGTAACAGCACAGCACTAGAAGGTATCGACGCTGTGACTGACAAATCAGGGAAGAAAATCAAAGGGGGTGATAAAAAGCGCAAATCTAACAGAAAGAAAGTACACGCTGACCAGATGAAACTGTTATAATGAACGCTAAAAAATCAGTAGGGAACTATTAATGAAACGTGGTAAAAAAGATGATTGGTCATATTCTGGATAGCACAGGATAAGCCAAGTACTATACTATACTAAGGGAAGGGTGCAGTCACGGCAAGGTGACTGCACCCTATTTTTTTACCATAAAATACCGTGCGCCAGTGTTATAATTTGCATTACGACAACCAAGAGACAACAAGCCATAATCACAATCTGTCGGTTTGTTGTTTGTGTTAGACTGACCACGCGCGTGTCCGGTCCACCTGCCCGATCCCAACAGAGCTTTGAGTAATTCTCTTTTGCCTTCGTGTAGGCAGTACCGTAGGTAAGGCCGCGTGACAAGTGATAGTAGAATATAGCCGCGTGGCCGTTTGCCTCATTTTCTTCTATCAGTACTTCGGAGCCATTAGATACAACGTTAACGTTCGCCTTTTCTGCTAGTTCTTGCGCTATCAGTTTCGTTCCGCAGCCGTTCAAATACATCATGCTAACATTTGAACCTATGCCGGCCAAGTCACCGACTGTTAAGTTCTGCCCATTCTCCAAAGGAAAAACACACGACATCAAGTCGAACGCCCCAGCTACATGTACAATATCGAATCGCCCTACGTCTATTAAGTCTCTTACGCGTTGCGCTGTTACCATACCGTTGCGTATTACGCTTGTATTGTGGTGGCGGGATATGCTGTCAATCTCCGACACCTGCGAGTCGTACTCTGTACTAGTGCAGATAATCAGCACAGAGCGCGCTCCTTTCTTTCTCACATAGCCAAACCAAGCAAGGGCGAAGAGTACAGATTTAATCATCATACTATCACCTACCTGTAAGCTATAGGGATGTACGTTTTATTCTCTTTTGGTTCCTTCTCTTCGGGTTTAGGTTCGGGTTCTTTCGGTTTAGGTTCGGGTTCTTTTGGCTTCGGTTCGGTCGGTTCGGTCGGTAGCTTGACTGTACCGTTGCCATAGTTTAGCTGTACCCAAATTCTGTCACCTTGGGACATCTTGCCATTAAATGGTATACCGTTGCCGCTTGCATCAAACTTTTTGTCAAGGTAGTAACCCATGATTGAGCTACTATCATATGGCGTTGTGGTAGCATCTTTACGATCAGGCCTGCGCATAAACATGCGGTATACACCGTCTTTGTCTATACCGTACTGTGCGAAATGGTCATACCCTGCTTGATTTATTATCACAGGGCAATCTGGGTGATCTTGCTCATGTAGCATACCTAACATATGCAATAACTCATGGGTAACGACACGGTGTATTTCGTCGTACCGTTCGTTTTCGTGCGCCCAATCTAACCACCCAAAATTCATTGTGTTTCTATGCCAAGGCAGCTTTAACACATCGTTTCCTAGAAATGACCAGCTACCACCGTCTCTAAAAGTGCATCTGATTTCGGGCGGGAACAAAGCATCAGCACTGTCTTTGTAGGTCTCTTCGTTCTCTTCATGTGCTAGTCCAACATCCTCTGACACTGACCATACAATATTCAATCCGTGGCCTATCGCGTCGCTTGCTTCTATCACATACCTATGATAAACAGGCAGACCGCCCCAAAACCGAAAATTTAAGGTTTGGCCTCTCTTCCATAAGTTGGCTGTAAGTCCTACGCCACGATGCGCGGCGCGTGTCCTTGCCGATTCTGCTATTTTTTGGTCAGTACCACACAAACACGACAAGTAACGCGTGTCATCCTGTGTTATTGACTGTACCGTACTTTTAATACTCATTTTGCCTCATTTTGTCTTATTTTTCAGAATTTGACCTAACAGATAGGCCGGTACGCAACGATAACGCACCAGCCTATGCAATAGTATCATTTTGGTACTATATGCTTGTCTTGCCTCTCATAGCCCGTCTGATAGGATGTGCTGCTGAAAATTAGACTAACTGCCTATTTTGTGGCCTTTTCTGTTACTTTCTTCTTTCGTTTTGGTACTATCTCATCTTGCGGTACGTATTCTTCGGCTGGCTTGTCCATTCCTAGTGCTGTCCTAACTTTGTCCAGATTGACCGTACCGTCGCTGTTAATAAATGCATCCGTACCCAAGTCCAGCACGGTACCGTTCGGTAGGCTGTTACTGTCAATCAATGCTTGACCGCGACTGACGCTGGGGCTGAATGTGCTATAGCCCATGGCCGCGGCTGTTTCTGCAACTGTCTTTCTGTTATTCTCCGTACCGCGCCAGATGATAGCTTTTTTTGCTTGTTTCTTATCGTTGCCTTCCATATTCTACTCCTTTTAGATTAGCCTTTTAGATTAACCTTTTAGATTAGTCTCTTTGAGTCTCGCAGCATCGTTACAATCTCGCGGTCAAATGACGGTAGTTCATCATTTATCCGTTCTGTGGTAGTAACCGATACCGTTTCTTTTGCTTCGCTGAATTCCCATTTCAGGGACTCAACGTACATTTTTATGTTTTTGCCGCTGTGATAGATAGTGCGCGGTGTATAAATGGTAATGATATCACCTAAACCGAACGGATGCGCTGCATCTGCCAACACAAACGATACAGAGCGTACCGTTTCAGACCGTCGCTGTAAGTCTTTAATGGCGAAGTCCACCATGCGGTTAGCGGCTGTCGTGTCGGCTGCTGCTTCGGCTGCTTCTCGCGTTGCCTTCTCCGGTTCGGTCTCATCAACTGGTATTTCTTCGGTTCTTAATTTGTTGTATATACTGGTATAGTCTACATGCTCACTAGATATGTATGTTCTGGACGGGTCCACTACTTCTATGTATCGCAACTCCGATCCAGATGGACCATACCCAAAACCAGCCGGTAAAGTCTTGTCTGTCATGCCTAATACAATTGCGCCGCTGTCAGCCGTGGGATAGATTCGATTGATGTATTGTTCCGTGTCTACCGTTTCAGCATAGGCTGTGGGCGTATCGTATCCGCTTTTACTATTTGGTGATATTGCTATCTTTAACTGACTGTTTATATCCTGATTTCTTACGCCCACAGCCCGATCACCGCGCTGGTACCAGTAGGCCCCGTAATAACGTGCTATATCTGTAATAAATTCCAGTACAGTACTCCGGTTATAGTCCAGCAGTATTTCACCTGTGAATGTACCCTCTAAGCTGTACAGCAACGGGTTAAGTTCTAGGTTGCTCACGGCTTCGGACATTGCCGCATCTGCACTAATAAAAACACCGTCTCCTGCTTTGGGTGGCCCTGTATTATAGCGCGATAACTGTATAGTCTCTTCTACGCCAGTTAAGGTTAATTCATTTGTATCATGGCTGTACTCTATAGTTGTGATTATGCCATAGAATGTGTCATGTGCTTTACCTATACCTAGACGGAACGCAATTCTACGCTGCAAGGGTTCGGTTCTCATTGTTACCGTTGCAGCATCCAACACAAGAGAAAAACTACCGACTTGATTACGCGCCTTGCTGAATGATGCGGATTTTATAATGTAGTCACTGTTGGCCGGTGCAATGGCCGCATCTGTTAAATTGTGGTCAATGTACAGTGCCATTATTCGTACCGGCCTTCGTGGTAAAATGTCACGTCAATTTCTCCACTGCCAGATAAGCGGTAGAACCGAAATGTACTAATCGGCTTGCGCAGCGTACACCATGTTATTTCTTGATGCGCAGGCTGTAACTCTACATTGAAAGTACGGTCATGCTTGCTAGTAGTTGCCGCGGTTCGGTTCTCGCAGTCCAGCACAACGGATTGAGTAAAGCCGCCGATATCGCGGTATATCAGGTCTATCCCTTCTCCGGTCATGCGGAACCCGTCTTGACCAGCGGGTTGTGGGCTGACCAGCACGCGCGGCGCGTAACATGGTGCGCGGCCATAGCGCGGTATAGTAAAATTGCCTTCGCTTATCGCGTCGTTCTGCACTCGCGTTCGTGTGCTGTCATCTGACCAGTTAGTCGATGTTAGGATAAATTCAGCATCGAATTGTACTCCGGACACGTCCGGCCTCTCTGTGCTGGTCACGTCAAAGCGTAGCAGTACAGCGTTAGCTATCTGGTCCGGCTCAAATCCTGTGGCGTACAGCTTGCGCTTTAACTCAATCTCCGTACCGACAAGGCCGCGCAGATAGTCAGCTAGGAATATAGCCGCAGTACCGTCATGCGCTACGCCAGAAAGTGAGTGCGGGTCTTTGCCGATAAAATCATCATTATATCCTGTGTCGGTTAACAATCCGGACATTTTTACTGTCTTTGGCCCGGTCGGTGGCGGGTACGGTACAGATTTAATAGTCTGAGTTGATACGTCGTATAGGCCGCGTCGCTGTGCTGGATTGCTAAATACTGTGTTGGGATAACTTACAGGTATGCTATATGATATATCCGTCCCACGTACCGCTGCCGTTTTGAACTCTGTTATCTGGTACATGCTTTATCCCCTTCGCATAGCGGTACTTAACGCGCGTTCTGTGGCTCGCTTGTTTTCTTGTGGCTGTGTCTGTCCATAGAAGTTTTGGTTAACTATTGTGTTAGATGTCCGGTTACTCCCACCACCAGCATTGAAACCGGTACCTGTAGCTGGTGCAGGCTGTAACCCGCCACCAAAGCCACTAAACGGATTCTTTAGCCTATCGGTAACTGATTTTATTCTGTCCAGTGCGCCATTAAGCGGATTAGTAACTTTATCTGTAATCCACTCACTAATGCCGTCCAGCGTGCTTTCGATACCGCGTCGTAACGCATTGCCTATGGCCGAACCGATTTTGCCGAAAAACTCAATGCTGCGAGACAGTGCAGTAATGATAGACTCTATACGGCTTGTTATGCTCTCTAGTATTTCGTCAGCGGCTTGTCTGATATCGTCACGTGCAAGCCACCAAGCCGCTATCAGTGAAGTGATGTATGCTATCACAGCAACAACAGCCGCGCCAGTAGCAGACAGTCCAGCAATAAAGCCACCGATGGAGACCACAACCGAACCTATAGCAGACACGACAGTGACCAGCGCGGCTATGAATGGCGCAAGCAGCACGACCAGTGCGGTAATGGCAATGCCCCATTTCATCGTGCTATTCTCTGTGTTGGTTAGCCATTCTATCAGTGCTGTCAGCCACTCCACAAGTTTGGGCAGTACTTTTGTAGAGAACTTCTCTATATGCGGTATTACGGATAGTACCGCGGCTTCTACAGACGGCCAAAGTTCGTTAGCCTGTTTTAGTAGGTTGTCGGTCATCGGTGTAGCGGCTGTAACAATCTTTCTGTACGTTCCTTCTACCAGTGTGCCTATGTCTTTATAGGTGTTACCCATGCTTTCGAAGGAACTTTCAAATTCTGCTTGCATGGCCGCATCTGGAGCTAGGTTTAATTCCTGCGCAACTTTTGCCAAATCTTCATATTGCGTACCGAACAATTCCATTCCGATGCGGAATTTATCCGTTTCAGAATCGACTTTTGAGAGTTCATTGTACGCCAGTTCAAATGCTTCGGTCAGCGTCAGCGCGCCACTGGACAGACCATCTAAGAATCCGTCTGTTGTCATGGCCGAACCCGTACCACCGTGCTGCTTTTCCCACGCTGCTAGTTCTGTACGGCTGTCGGCCAACTCGCTTGTGTAGCTTTGGAGCTTATCTTCCATAGCCGATAATTTAGCAGATGCTTTACTTAGGTCTATTTCGCTTGTGTCCGCGCTTAGTCGTGACTGTTGTTCTTTGACCGACTTGATTTTGTCGGCCAACTGCTGGACTTGTGAAGTTTTCTTTCGTATTTGCTTCTCAAGTTTAGAGTTTGTTATGCCGCCAAACAGTTCGGCAAGTACGTCACGCTTTTTGTCCATACCATCACCTGACTGAATGGTTTGAACTGTATTTGAAAATTCTTTCAAACTGTCGGCTATCTTATCGGTACCTAGCACGCCACCGGCCATACCAGATTCCAGAAATGTCACTAGCTGTTTTGCGCCAATTTCGGCTTGACCAAATACTGGCGCGTATTCTGCTATTGTGTCTAAAAAATCGTCTCCTGCACCCAAGCCGCGCTTTAACCCTTCGGCTACAGTATCAAGTGCCTCATCTGCACTATATCCTGCATCGTCCATTAAGGAAACAATGCTTTCGGATACCTTGGAAAAATCTTTATCGAACGCATCAGCAATAGTTTTTGAGCCGCGCGTTATCTTCTCTACCATTGCAGCATCCGCGCCTATCTTTGCTGACTGTAGCGCGACTTTTTCAAATGCTGCACCAGCTTCTTCTACGGAATTGAAGAAATTGTCAGACCAGATAGACCGCACTGTCAGAGCTAAACTGTCAGCGCTTTCGTCCATAGCGGATAGGCTGTCACCGAACCGCTTTTCTAACTTGTCTGTCTGTAGCGAGACCTTACCCGCTGACACAGCAACAGCACCCAACGCGGCTACAGCACCAGCCGCGCCTGCTTTGAGCATACCGGTTCCCACGCTGGTCAGCTTTTCGTTTGCTGTTGCTGCGAAGTCTGCAATCTTACCTTTGGATTTTGCTAAACCGGGCGCGACATCTTTGTCATCGACCACAGCCTTTAATATCAGATTCGCTAGTCTCATTATCCGGCCTTACTCATCAATTGTTCTGTGCTTAGTTTGCGCGGCTTGTATCCGCTAGCTTCGGCCCGCGCGTTAAAGTGAGCTACAGCATAAGCGCGTGCTAGAAATTTCTGCCTTGACACGTAGGAGCGCGCTAGCAGCACCTTATCGGTATACGGCAAATCAAGAGAGCTAGTACCGTACTGTGACAGTACTAGCTCATCTATGTCTACTGGATTGTTTAACCAACCGACATCTTGACTACTTGATTCACCGCTACGCCAAAAGGATATACTAGACTTACCTGTGATATCAGTGCAGATAGTAACTCGCTCATCTTTGCATTGTCAGCTAACACAGCCTTATCATTTTCCAGTGCTGGATTGAATGAACATACAATGTCCAGAACTACATCTGGACTGTTGAAGGCTGTGCTTACAAGCCGCTCAACTTCACCATCGGCTGACAAAGTACTAGCAATGTCGGCAAAGTCCAAACCATCACTTACTTCTTGTGATAGTACACGGCCTATTACTGATAAGTCCCCTACCTGTGCAGCAACAGCCGCGCGCCAAGCGCGTGACTGTTTCAGATTAGGTTCTGTAAGGGCATATGATTTACCTGCAATTTCTACTTGTAGGTCTGCCATTATCCACCCTCTCCCGTATCTGTAATGTGTTGGTACATAAACCTTTTCGGAATGCCCGAACTAGGACTAATTACTTCCATACAGTCAAACGTTACAGGCAGTGATGTTACGGTCTCTAAGCCGTACTCTACATCGCCAGTGACAGTAACTGTAACCAGCGGGAACAACCAACGTATCGGTGTAGGTTCACCGTCCGAGCCGATACGGTAAGTATCGACGGCAAGGGAGTATTCCTTTTTAAGGTTTTCCTCGCCTATTTCTACTTCCGTACCCGTAGCTGTACCGGTTATGCTAGAAGTGCCTGATTCACCCATCAGCATTGCGACAGCGTCCGGACCTGTGCTAATAATGTTAGCCTTTACGGTACCTTCCCACCCGCTGACATAACGGCGAACCCTACCTTTTGCCTCTGAGATTTTTACATCTGTGTAGGTTTCTGAATAGGTAAGGCTAACATTGCCTTCACTTGCCCCTACATATACCCATCCTGCTGGAAAGTCTGCACCTGCTTCTACTACTGATGGTGCAGGCAGACCGCTTTCACGCGCTGGATTCAGCCATAGCCGCGCATTTGATACGCCAAGATCGGCTTCTACAATTGTTGCCATTGTTTCTGTCTCTCCAGTGCCAGATTATAAACTGGCGATATAGTTAATGTCGAAGTAGCCGCGTGATAACTCGCTGCTATTTTCGTATTCGTATGATTCGTTCTCTGTGCTGCTATAGCGTAGCACTACGCCAGTTTGCTTGCCAGATAGACCGCTTTTTCTTAGGTGTTGTTTCAGCGAGTCGATTATCTCTGTCGCACGATTGTACAGTACCGATGTAACGCTTACCTGTATTCTAACTTCGCTCATTCTTTCGGTTGTCGGCATCTGGTTAATGCTAATGACCTGATATACTATGAACTCTTGGATACCTTGTGGTGCGAAATTTGGGTATACTGGTAGTGTGTCCGATAGCACAATAGGCGCGGTACTTAGCTGACTGTATATGGCGTTGCTGACATTTTCATTCATCGGCCAACTCCCTAAATTTAGCTGCAAAACTCTTTAACACAGAATGCTTTTTGCCGTCAACAGCACGGCGAAAAAATGGTTTTGAATTGACCTTTACGGTACCGTACTCCACAAGCCGCGCGTACGCTGCACTGAAACCAACATAGCCGGACATATTATCTGGCTTTGGCTCGCGTAGTCCAGCACTAGCGCGTCGATAGTTGGAATGACCGCGACTGTTACGGAATGAGCTATTCTTTAATTCTCCAGTATCAACCGGAGCGTTAGCCTTCGCAGCATCTTCTATGTGTTCTAGTGCTGAATATATAGCCGCTGGAGCATGTGCTTTTAGTGCTTTCTGTATATCCGCTCCGAACCATTCTAGACTCGCTTTACTCGCTTTACTCACTTTGCTTGTCTCGCTTTACTCACTTTGCTTGTCTCGCTTTACAGCCTTGATTTTGGACCACTCGCGGCTACCGTGCAGTTGCAAGAATTCTATCACATCATAAGCACGTCCGCGGTACAGTACTCTATTAGCTGTGCTTATATCGCGTCGCGCGCGTATTGTAAATTCTGTTATAGACTGTACCAGTTCGTTTCCCGTCCCACCCGAAACAGATTCAGTCTCTGATTGTTCACGTACACGCGTCCATACTGCTAACTGTGTACCCCATACTTTTGTACGTTCGCCACTTGGCGTTACAGTATCGGTCTGCGATTGAATTATGATACGCTCATTAAGTTCTGAAACTTTCAAGGGTGTTTACCTCTTTATGTTTGTAACTAGCTGCTGGACACCCATTTTGAGCGCATACGGCAATGCTGTCACGCCAGTGTCTACCGCGCTCCGGTTCTGGTACAGATGAGTACAGACCAGTAACACGGCCTGTTTCAGTTCTGCGCGTGCATCCAAGCCATAGCCCCCGGTCAACTCGACGGTAACGCGCGCATCCTGCCAATTGCGGAACTGCAAGATGCCCGGTCTAATCTCATAATCAGCGGGCTGTACTGTTACGGTGTCCGATCCGAACGTATGCGACCGTGTGGTTACAGACTGCACAGAGTCAATCGGATCGGCCATGGTAAGCAGCTTGTCACCAAGTACAGATGTGGAGAGTCGGTACGTACCCTTGTCTACAAGAGTATTTGTTAAGCTACCGATAAAATCAGCCGCCGCGCTATATATAAGGTCGATTTCGTCATCTGTATCTGTGTAATCTACTCTTAAAAATGTCTTTACTTGCTCGGTTGACAGTGATTTTTCAGTCACCGTCAGTTTTTCTACCTTGTGGTTATACCTCATTAGTTACTCCCACAGCGTCGATATAAGTATAGCAGAAAATACCCGCTCCACGGTTTTGTGTTATGCCCCACCTGCCATTGTTTGGGCTGTCGAGAATAGTAGATATACCGTTGTTGATACTCAAAAGCATAAACTGTGATTCACTGCTGGCGCTATAGCCGAAGTACACGCGGTACACACCCGAAGCTGAAATAACAATTCTACCGTAATACTTATCTGGCATAAAATTATCAAGCTGTTTCCATGCTCCAACTGTCAACGCACCAGCAACGTTTTGTTCGCCGCGTACCTGCCAGAATTGACCGGATGCGTTCCATTGCATACACAAACACACGTTATCGAGCGTAGAAGGCGCGCCCATTACGGATGCACTCCACACAAACCGATGATTCAAATCAGCACCATACGCACCGTCGCGTATAGTGTAGGCAAAGTTGTAGTTAGGTGCAGTTGGGATACCAGTATTAGCCGGTCTGTCATACGCGAGGCTGTTATTGCCCGAAGTGGTAAGTAGCCGCCAGTTTGTCTCACGGTCGCTTATCGAACCGCCAGAATCTCGCATAGTCCAGCCGGGCGCGGTGCCTGAAAATGGCGTTCTGAAATGCTCTACATCTGTCCAGTTTCTAGTATATGCTTCTGTATATCCGCTTACCTTGTCACCGCGGATTGCTCCGGTTGCTTCTACGTCACCGTCCACGTCTATATCAGACGTTGTCAGTACTTGCGTGAATTCGTTCGTACCTGTTGCCGTATTGTTAGCTGTTAGGTCAAAATAGCCAGATAGGTCTACGTTCGCGGGCGTAGCTGGTGCAGATAGCAACCTTTTTGTGTTAGCTCTTGGTATCTTCATAATAGGGTAGACCGACACAGTACCGTACTGTGTCGGTCTGTTGGTTACGCTACTGTGTGAACTGCGAACGACTCATCATGCTTGATAGCGAAGTCGGCATCCTGCAATGCGTTGACCTCAATTCCACCACTCGAAGCAAAGGTATACGGATTGACAATAATGTCCAAGCCGCTCCACAGCCCCATTATAAGACTTGACCAGTTCCCGAAGATGACTTTATCATCTGGTAACTGTGTGGTCACGGCCACGCCGTACCCATTCAAGGGCTTGTTTGACTGCGACATGTAAGCCGCTGGTCCATCCGTACCGATAGCTGCAATTGTCTTGAGACTTCCACGGTTCGCTGGACTCATGATGTAACTCATGTTTGCCACATCCGCGTTGTCAGATGCAATCAAAGTCTCCAGTGCGACCGCGGCGTCAAAGTCCCATGCTCCAGATGCTGTGTTTGCAGCACTGCCCAACACACCGTCCGGTTGGTTAGCATCGACCGCGCTATCACCTGCCAATCCTGCCTTATCCAGCGCACGCGCAATAATAGCCGCTAGGTCATTCCGTACCATGCGCTCTACATCAAACGATGTTTGAGCAACAAAGCGACGGCTAAAGACTGTAGTAGCTGCTACCGTATGAGGCGTAAGTTGAACCTGATCGAGAACTAGATTGCTCTTTGTTGGTGCTGCACCTTCTCCAACCCACTGTGCTGTCGCGCTCGAGCTAATGCGCGGGATAGGGATAGTACCGGACAGACCAGATAGTACGGTAGTACCTACGCTTTGAAGCACAAGGTTACTGCGCAAAATGTCAATCAGGCTCGATGTCAAGTGGTTACTTTCAATGACCGGAGAAGTGGTCGTGTCCACGTCACGGTATTCCATGACATCAGACGGTACGAAGAAACCCTGTGCGCTTTTTCCCGTCTTTTCTTCTACTGCACGGCTCGCGCGTTGTTCAAGTCCCGCGTTTGTCCAATCGTTAGAAGCCGCTGCCAGAATAGCCGAAGATAGGCTATAGTCGCGCAGTTCTTTATCTTCCATACCGATGCTGCCGTCGTCATCTGCTGGTGCATCAGTGCGGAATCCGTTTACAGCCTCGTAATTGTCAATTCTTGTCCGCAGCTCGCCAGTTTCGGCAAGCAACTTGTCAAAATCTGCCTGCGAGAATTCTGATTCCTTCTCCAGCATCTTGTCCATAGCCGCGGTGTTATCTGCGACACGCTGGCGTAGTTCTAAAATATTAAAACTCATTTTTTGTTCCTGTTGGTTTTGGACCGTGCAAGCGTAACAGTTCTAGATACCACTTGGTACCTGTTGCTGTCTTGCTATCACAATCTATATATGATACCGCACTCGCGGTTATTAACTATTTAGTTTGACCTTTTCTAGACTTACGATGTTGCGCGCCCTTTGCAGCGCGGCTGACCGTTCATTGTCCAGTTCTGGTTCGGTCGGTTCGGTCGGTTCGGTCGGTTCGGTCGGTTCGGGTTCTGGATTAAGTAATTCCGCAGGTATTTCTACCTCTTGACCGCTTGAGCGAATATCTCCAGAATCATAGAAAGGAAAACTTACTGGCGATATCTCATACAGTGTCATATCGTTGATTATCCGGTGTGGTTTGCCGCTGCGATTCTCCCATGTGTCGGATGCAACGTCGAAACCGAAAGACATACCTGTAACGTCACCTCGCTTGATTGCTTCGGCCTCGCGCGTGGCTGTTTCGGGTAGTTCACAATCAAAATCTATGCCTGTACTGGTTTTCACTGCCTTTAATGTACCGGATCGCGTAGAACCTAGCACGTTCTTACTGTCGTGCTGCCAAAACATGTACAGATTGTCAGCAAAATTGACCGCGCCTTCTCTTATCTCTTCGGTAAAGCGTTCATCTCCAGATACGCTATTGTACTCTATAGCGGTACCGCGCGCTGTATACCCATTGCCAGAACTAGACAGTTCTACTTTTGCAGGAATATTTCTAATTTCGTAGTTTCTCATTTTTTGTTCCTATGGCGTCACAATGCAATCACAACCATCATGTAGTGGACCGTGACTGATATTATGGCTGATTTTTAGCTCATTTTCTCCAGATTCAACGCTTGAACCCTTGTTTAGAAAGGATTCGCCTATTTTAGCCCTTTTGCCGTTCATTTTCTGGCAAAACTCGCAGCTATCACCACGCGCACGCCAGTACAGATATTCAACCCCAGCTATAGAATAGCCTATGGTCAGCGCGGCATTTGTTACCCTGCGACCGTGGCGTTGCGCTGCTGTAGCCGGTAAGGTCTCTTTGCGCTGCTGCACGGTCTCCAGCAGCACAGTATCAACTGTTTTTTCTTCGTCTGTCACCGGATCGGACAGTAATTCTATAGCAGAATCGGACCAAGCCGCAGCTAGTGAAGCCATGTATGCTAACACAAAAGCATCAGCCCGCGCGGTGGACTCCGTGAAAATTTCAGATTCTGCTATGTCAATGCCTTTCTGTACCGTTAATGGTACGGATAGCTCTAGGATGCTTTCGATTTGCCTTACCAAATTGCCCGGTGCGGTCTCTGTGAAGTACAGACTCAACCACTCGCTGAAACTCTCAAAGTCCAGCGCGCCAGATTTAGATAAGGATTTTATCTTGCCTGTTATGTCATTAGATTCTATATTTACTGCACGCGTGAAGGCCGGCAACAGCGCGGCGATTAGCTTGTCAGCGCTCGCTCTGACCTGTGCAGCGTGCTTGTCTGTATTGCGGTATTCTTTGGTAGGCTCTGTGGAGCGCGTGTCTGTAGCGTCCGGTACAGTCGGCTTTTTGGTCTCTACTGGACTATAGCCGACAAGGTTTTCGATACTGTGCAGATTAAGCGGTACCAGATACACGTCACCATTTTCAATAGCCGGTAGGTTCTCTTTTGCCCGAACGTCATTTGGACTTAACCATCCGTTTGTAATGCCGCTTGCATAAAATGACTGTCTAGATTCTGTGTCACCGCGCAGTAGTCCATCGAGTCCGAACTCTATATGGTATGTACCGTCTCGATTGCCCGGTAGCAAGTCGCGCATCATAGATTGTTCTATGCGTGACAACCAAGGCCGGATAGTATGCATGACAAAATCTATAGACTGTTGCTCTACATTTGAGAATGTAGAACGGCTTAAGTCGGCGATTATGTGCGGTGGCACTCTAAACCATCGGGCTATATCTGTAATTTGGAACTCGCGCGTTGCTATAAATTCGCTGTCACGCTTGCTTACGGATATTGTGTCAATCTCTATGCCTTCTTCTAGTAGTGCCACCTTACCGGCATTGTCTACGCCGCTATGCCGCGACTCCCAACTATTGATTAGCCTATTGTAAGCATCGTCTGTCAACAGCGTAGGATGTTTTAGTACCAGTGACGGGCTTGCTCCGTTTTTGTAGAATGCGGTATCTGCTTTTTCAGCATCCGCAGCATAATCTATTGTAGTTCGGGCAAGGTCCACAATCGAGCGCCCGGTCAGACCGTCACCCTTGGTCCGAACGTGTAATACTTGCCAATCCCTATATACTATCGGGTCTGTACCATTGTCTGACTTGTAAAGGTAGATTTTTTCCTTACCTTTACGCTTGACCTCTACCTTGTCCGCAGACATAGGAGTAAGCGAGAGTATTTCGCCGTTTCGGTTCGACTCAATGAATGAGTAGCTGTTACCGCGCAGTAGCACAGATACAACTATGGACTCTATGAACTCAAACCGCGTCTGATCGGCATTTGGCCTGCTTGCCAACACAGAATACAATGGATTATCGCGCGCCTTCTCGCGTGATTCGCCAGTTCGTTCATACAAAAATAATGGCAGGCTCGCGACAGTTTCAGATATCGCAGTTACGCAAGCGTGTACCGCGCTAATTTGCATCGGGTTAGTACCACTGGTTAGGCCCGCGCGCAGCGTTGAAAGTGCAGCGTCTGATCGTCTCTCTGTTTGTTTTCCGTTTGTCATATTATACGTATACCGCGTGATTCGTATATGCTTTCGTTTTTAGTTTCGGCTGTGTCGGCCATAGCCAAGGCCATAATCAGTGCGACTATCCCGTCGATTTTCTCAATCGAGCGTTCCTTATCTGGCTTTTTGTTACCGGATGGGTCCATTCTAATTACTGTGTTGGCAATCATCCAATTCAGCACGGCGTTTCCACCGTGATTTAATTTCTTGCCAAGTGTGAGACGCTCCAGTTCTTTTGTTGGCGGGGACATCGAGGCAAAGCCCTGCCCAAATTCGACAATAGGCAGACCGTTGTCTTGCATATCCAAACGCATACGCGACGCGCCCCAGCGGTCATATGCTATGTTCTGGATATCGAATAGCTCTGAGTCTTTGACTATTCTATCTAACACAAAGTCATAATCTAGAACGTTGCCTTCGCTGGACTCGATTAATCCGTCGCGTATCCATACATCGTACGGTACCTTATCGGACCGCACCCGTTCGGCAACAGAATCCGCAGGCAGCCAGAACCGCGGCAAAACTGAAAATGTACCGTCGCTGTTCTTGAACACAAGTACGAAAGCGGTAATGTCGCGCGTGCTGGACAAGTCCAAACCCGCCCAGCATTTTTTACCGTAAAAATCACGCTCATTAATAGGTTCAATATCACATGCTGACCACACGGCAGACTCTATAAAGCGCGTCTCCGACTCAGTCCATACGTTGAGATGCAAGCGCACGAACGAATTATACGATGACGGCATATTTTCAGCCTGTTTGCTTGCCGTGGATAACTTACTGTGCAGTGCGGAAACCCCATAGTTTGGGTTAGCTTTTCTCCAGCTTTCTATGCTATGCGGGTCATCGTCAGCGTCAATGCTGTAAATAACGCCAAAGAAAGAATCATCGTCAGTTAATCCTGAATTGATGCGCTCCGTGTAATCATGCATGGCATAGCATACACTGTGACGATTGTACCCTGCTGTTGTGATTGCCATTACAAGCGGGTTAACGCGAGAACCGGTACCAGTATTCAGCACATCCCAAGTATCCCGCGTTCTGTGAGCGTGCAGTTCGTCCACAATAGCACAGTGTATATTCAGACCGTCCATACCGTCAGCGTCACGCCCCAGCGGTACAAAAGATGATGCTGTTTCTTCCACAGTGATTAAGTTGCGCCTTACCGTTACATGTTCTGACAATTCAGGCGATTTCTTGACCATCTGGACGGCATTTTCAAAGCAGATTTTAGCCTGATCTCTTTTTGTGGCCGCGCTGTACACTTCCGCACCAGCTTCACCATCCGCAACTAGCATATACAGCGCAATGGCCGAAGCTAGCATGGTTTTCCCGTTTTTGCGCGGTACCTCTACATAAGCAGTTTTGACCAAGCGCTTTCTGGTACCCGCATAATAAAATCCAAAAATAGATGCTACTAAAAACTGTTGCCATGGTTCTAATTTAAGTGTCTGACCGGACAGTTCACCTTTGTGATGCTTACACAAATGCAAAAAATCCACGGCATGGTTAGCCGCAGATTCTACGAAATCATATTCTTTTTTTTGCTGTAGCTGCACAAATCGACGACAAGCTAACCTTACGTTTTCGCATGTGCTGACTTTGCCGTCTATAACGTCTTGTGCGTACTGTTGGTACGTGTACTTGTTTGTCAATCTTCAAATTTTCCACTTGCCCACAGTGCGGAACCGCTCAACTTTTCAGCATCTTCTCCAGATAAACCCATGCGCTGCCTGCTGGACGGTGACATACCAAATAGGTTACATACCATTGAAATCTCTCTTGCAGAATCTTGAGCAATTTGTACAGACGGATTCTTGAACTTTCTACCGTCTTTATTTTCTGCACCCATTTGACCGCTCTCTAGCGTGTCTGTATATGCCGTTCTGTACCGACTGTAAGCGGAGCAATACACTTCTAGCGCTACTCTGTCCAAGTCAGTATACAAGTCTAGCTGGACAAGTATAGGCAGGATTCTATGCCATTCTGCAAGCGCAATTTCATCAAAATAATCGGGCGGGTTCTTGCCTTCTTCGGACAAAAAATCTAATGGCTTTGCCTCTTTATCACCTAGCGCTTTACGTAATCCCGCTGGTTTTGGCCGACTGTTAAATTTTGGTATATCACCGTCTGACGCTCTAGCTTTCTTTGGCTTCACAAACACAACCTTACAATTCTACGCCAGTATCGCGAGATACAAATATTTGCCTCATGCGGTAACGTGGCTGTACTTCTTCGATTTCAAATGCGCCATAACCGGGCATACAGTCATCGTAATCGCCATTACCAAAGTTGCTTTCAAGGTCAGTGCAAGAGAAGTAACGTGCTGTATGCGCTCCGTTGGTTCCGCATACTATCTTGCCGATAAACTTTGAGTAAAGTTCATCGCCGTGCAGTCTAGAATGTACTTCCCTGTAGCGCGTAGACTGCAAAATCGCAGAAATATATTTCGGTTCGAGTTCTCTTATGCTGGAGACGTTGTAACCTTGATTGCGCGCCTTGCTAGAAAGTAACTCTTCAATTGTCGGTTCGGTCGGTTCTGTAGTTGTTTCTGTCGGTTCTGTAGTCGGTTCGGTCGGTTCTGTAGCTGTTTCTGTCATGGTTAAGCCCTTTGGCCGTTTAGCCCTTGGTGTACATTTGACGTAAAGTGTTTGATATTTTCAGTTGGTCCGCGTTTTCCCCCCGCTCCGGTCCCCCGGTCGAAATTCGTAGAGATTTTACCATACCCTGCCTGCTGTGTCAAGTAAGAAAGTATTGAAACTGCTGTATATGGGGGATAAAATTCTATTCGCCACGTCCAGTTCTGCTACTGTGGCAAGGTTTGCACAGTGACATTAGGTTTGATTGTTTGTTCGTACCACCGTCTGCTACCTTGACCATATGATGTACTTCGCTTGCTACTGTACCGCAGTCGTGACAGAATGGGTTAGACAGTAGCTTACGCCTTCGGGCCTTTTGCCAAGCTCTACCGTACCGCTTACGCTTTGCTGTGTCGTGTATGTCTACACGCCATGCTAGCTTTTGGCATTCCGCACAGTAGCCCTTACCAGTTTTGATTCTGTTGCACTTGGGGCAAGCCCTTACGTCTAAAAATCTTGCCATATCTAGTACAGAGAATAGAAAGTATGGTTCTCTATCCGCACTGTGATTAGTTCATCTACGGCCCAAGTTGGCTTATCATCCAACACAGCAAGGTTGCAATAGTGTGTCGCGCCAAATGTTATGTCATCTAGCAAGCCATACACAACTTGAGAAGCTACGGTCCAACACTCTATGTCAATCTCGCTGTGCTTAACGTCAACGCTGTCTATGGCATTAAAGCAGGAGAACTGCCAAGGTTCGGCCATAACGTCCACGTAGGACATACCGCGTTTACGCGCACGATTGACTATCACAGATGCAACAGCCTGTTTTCCTATCAGTGGTTCTCCACGGCATTCAAGGTGCAGACACAGCGCAATCTGCGCAATAGCCGCGGCGTACCGTCGCGAGTACTGTATGCCGTAGTCTTTAAGAAAGTTAAAGGTTTCTGACCGTTTAGGAGCCATGGCTTCTACCTGCCTATCCATCGACGCATAGCTCGCTCATTGCGTGTTAGGCTACTGTACGATGGACTTATGGCGTTAAGCGGCTTCGGCTCCGTGTTGTGGTAAACATCTATGTACACACCAAGAAACTTGGCAGCAAAAGCCGTGGCAACCGATACGAACGTCGCAATCGAGAATTCAGTCGATATCATCTCATTACTTGTCAGCGCTGCTATAGCATTGAATATAACTATCAACGCAACTAAGCGGCTTGTTTTTTTCATAGTCGGTAGACCGTCAAGTACGGGTCCGACGTATCGAACGATGAAGTTAATCATTGAGTTGTTGCTCATTTGGTTACTATCCATTTTCTATATCCTCATACGATGCTATTACTTCGATAGGTACACCGGTATAATCGGAGAAGTACATCATTATGTTTTCTGCACTGGTACCGATATACACCTCTCCGAACCAGCAAGCAATAAAATCAACCTGTGCTGGCGTCAGCATATTGAATTTTGCTTCTTCGATCTTACCGTCTAGGTTCTTGATTTCGACAAGCAGGTTAGCGTCAGATTCAGGATGCGAAATACAAATATCAGGTACACCAGCACCAACGCGTGAGAAGTCTATAACTCCGAATCCGAATCTACTTAACTCCCTTACAATCTGCGACTGGTTTTTATCTACTTTTTTCTTGTATCCCATATGTTCTAGATTCTCATATTGTGAGCGCACGTACTGATTAGTCAAGCGGTCAGTACGTGCGCCTTATCTGTTATAGCTCTACGTCAACCGGGGCTGACTTGGCGGCTTCTACATCCGAAAATGTAATCGTATCGCCTTTCTGTGTTGGTGCAACACCTAGCGTTAGCTGTACTCCTACAGGGTCAAATTCTGTACCCAGCGCGTCAGTCAACGACGTGGCACGGGTCTTGTTGAGTCGAACATAACGTTCAGGGTCTAATTCGTTTGTACCGTTAGCCGATTCAAAGTACAGTCGAATCTCTGTTTTATCTTCACCATCGTAATTTACGGTAACAGCCTCATAGTTGATAACTGTTACTCGCTTGTCTTTTAGTTCTTTAATTTCTGGCGCTGCGATTCTTGGCCCATAAGCAATAATACTTAAGTCTAGCATGTATGTTCCTTTGGCTATTTAGCCCTTGGTTTTGACTGCTTTTTTCTGCTGCTTTCGAATTGTACCATACTGTGAAAATATTGTCAAGCTATAGACTGCTATTGTCTACACTTGCTGTATGTCTCTGTGAACGTCTCACAAGCCCGCCACTGGTTTTTATTTGTCATCTGGTATGTTAGCACCAAATAAGGCATAATCTATCAGTGGCGGGCTTGTGTGTCGTCTAGGAGCGATAATACCAACGTTTCCATGCTCGCAATGTTCCGCTTGGGGCATATGCTGACAGTCTAGCAAGCCCTTCTTCACCTTCTTCAAAGGATATAGCGGAACCGTCGTCATAGTTTATCGTGTGCGGTCCATTTGTCGGCCTATCCGTACCGTACTCTGAGTAAAAGTCTTGTATGTGCTGCGCAGAACTGAAATACTCTTCGCTCGATTCTGGACAGTAATTGCGCTCATGTACTGATAGCTGAAAGCTATTGACTAGACTAATGTCTGAATTCCACATACCCTTGACTAAGCATTCTGTTTGGTCTGTACTTTGTGCAATCACTAGGTACAGTCTGTCACTGTAGACAACGGTATCACCTACTAGCGGTGTAAGGTGTATTACTGCTGGCTTGTCTGCGGGTTGCATATCAAAAGGCGTACTCATTGTCTCAAAAATATTAATAGTCATGTGTTTGTTCCTTGCTGGATTGTTTTGTGCTGGCTGTGGTTGAAGTATAGCATCTGCTTGCATGGCTGTCAATGGGACATTTGACGTATCATTCCGCGTCTGTTGCCGTCTCTAAGGCTAACTGTATTAGTCCCACTTCCATTACATAGGCAGCGTATTCCAAAGCTCCTTGTGAGCTACAATCATAATCATAAGGTGGCATGATATTGCGTAGACCGTCGAAACAGAATGCTTTCTCTTTGTCGTTCCAGTAAAAAGTTACCTTGTATGGACCGTGCATCTTTTCGTAATCTTGATTTGGTTGACCTTGTAAGCCCCTTGAGACTAGCAACTGTGACATTTTCGCTCTTTGTTTGCTCATGGTTATTTTATCCTCTAATTTAACAGAATGATGATTTTAACAATTTTAATGTTGGGTATGCTTCGCTATGGTTGAACCCGTCAACACTTCGCGCTATCCAGCAGCCATTTAGATCGTGTTTTTCTTCATAGTCTAATTTTTCGAACTCCCACACTTTACATCCGTCAAACCAAAAGTAGAAACCTGCACGTACTTTCTTGAGCTTGCCCGGTTCATTCGTGGCTTGACTGTACTTTTTGTTAGCGTGTTTCATTGCGGGTCTCAATGATTCTGGTACTACCTTCAAATCTATGTAAGCGCTTGTCATGTGTTTGTTCCTTCGCCGTTTGGCGTTTGTGCTGCACTTGGTTGTGCTTGCTGTGTTTGAAGTATAGCATCTGCTTGCATGGCTGTCAATGGGACATTTGACGCATTCTGTTACGAATTGCTGACACATCGTAAACGTGGATATAGTTTGTGCTGTTGCCGTTGCCGTTCTGGACAGTTTTACTATCACAATGTTAAAATAGTCAGCCGCGCCAGATTCGCCGTTCTGGAATGTGTCAGAAAAACAGCAGCAGCACGGCAACAGTCCAGTCCAGCAACAGTCCAGTCCAGCAACAGTCCAGTCCAGCAACAGTCCAGTCCAGCAACAGTCCAGTCCAGCAACAGTCCAGAATATGACAGAAAGGAGGACAAGGGAGGAATTAGACCTTTTCCCTACCCTTCCCTATAGTACTTTTCTCTCTCTCTTTACTACTATTTATTATATTTCTTCTACTTTCTATAAAAAAAGTCCTAAATAGTCCTTATTCCTTATAACAGTTAATTACTGCATCTTTTGCTTAACAGAAAGTTAGGTCTATGCGAAACGATTTTCGGGAGCAATTGAAAGGATTGCACAGGATTTTACCGTTTTAGCCAAGTACTATACGAAACGGTACTAATTTAACCCCTAAAACACAGTAGTTTTTACTTTTATAAACTGCTACAAACAGCCCATAAAGTACAGCAATGTATAAAAGTCAACGTTAGAAATTCCCCCCTTTTGGGCTAAATCAGCACTATTTCGGTTCCGTTTTGCTGTTTTGTCCCATGCGACAAATGGCTTATTTATCGTCAAATTGCTTGACATCAGCACTTTGCCGTGCTATAGTTCAAGTCCAGATATAAACCAACAGCCGCCCAAACAGCGCGGTACTAGTAAAGGATATGTACAAATGAATAAGAACCAGATACAGGCATTGAAAGATATTGACCGCGCGTTAGGCAACAAGCCGGTATGGGTTGTGTCAGATACTGGCGGCTTCCCCCGGTGCGGTACAGACCGTCATATACCGGCTTCACATTCCGATCCTAGCACGTGGTCCACTTTGGATGTTGTGCTGGAGACCTGTAAGAAAGTACCGCGCGGCCTACCCGGGTTAGCGGTAGGTAGTGGAGTAGTAGCACTGGATTTAGACGATTGTTTAGGTCCGCACGGTGAAGTAACAGAATTTGCCGAAGAGATACTGTCAGAGTTCGATACTACATATATAGAACGCTCTAGAAGTGGTACGGGTATTCATGTAATACTAATCAGTGAACTGGAGCCACGCAAGGGACGGAAACGACCAGAAATAGAGATGTACAGTCGTAAGCGATTTATTGCCTTGACGGGTGACAGTATGGGTTATGGACGCGTACCGTCCAACTGTGACGCGCAGTTGGCAAGACTCTATAGTGAGTATGAGTGTCTAACAGACGCGGAATATCACAGTATAGCAACTGAATACGGTATGTCACCGAAGGATGTAGTAAACGGTACGGCTACTGCTAGCTACGAAGGGGCTGACGATACGGTACGGCTAATACAGGATGCTATATACACAGCGCGCAACGGTTCCGAAATAGGGCAGCTATGGCACGGTCGGTGGCACGGCTTATATCCTTCACAATCCGAAGCTGACCTTGCGCTGTGCTGTCATATAGTGTTCTATGCTGGAGAGGATGCGACAGTGGACCATATCAAAGCGGTATTTGCTCAATCCGGTCTGTATGGCTCGCGTCCATACATGAGAGTCCCAAAATGGGACAGAATAGATTACAGCACGGATACCGTCAGAGAAGCTATGAAAGCCACAATTTCGTACTATACAGTTGTGGACGTAGAGCAAAAAAAGAAAGATATAGAGTCGCTTACTCTTCACTTGGCTAATTTGTCAGAGGCGCGCACTGAAACGGTACAGATAATGCCGCTTGTCGAAGTGGTACAGGGCCTAGATTTTCGGAAAATGGAAGATATAACAATAGCGTTTCAGTATGTCATAGCGCGCGACTTCGCAGCACGTAAACCACTTGTGATAGACTCAGTCACTGGAGAGTGGCTATTACGTAACGAAACAGGCTATAAAGTGGCTGACCGTATCTTCGCTGTAAAGTATGCTTGCGCTGTTGCATGGGAAGTATGTGAAGCAAAGGTAAAATCAATCAGACCGGGCAGTATGGACGATAAGGAATATCAAAAGTTCGTAAGCAGCACAGAGAATATATTTCGTTCCGACACAACCAACAAGCAGAACAATCATTACAGCGCTCTCTTGGCCGCGCAAGACATTATTACTGTGAGCGTAAACAGTCGCAGTCACGTTAATTTTCCTAACGGAGTACTGGACTTATCAGACATCGACGGTGAAGGCCCGGTATTTCGCTCACATACAGAACTAGATAATAGCATTGTGTTTGATTATGTAATGCCGTTTGAGTACAGCCCAACGGCCAAGTGTCCGAACTTTGAGAAGTTTGTGCTAGAAGTTACAGCGGTACGGCAAGGTGCTGAATTCAAAGAGTCTGACCGTGCTGTCAAGTCCCTACAGGCTGTGTCCGGTAAGGCATTACACCCGCGCGGTCACCTGATAGAAAAAATGGGATGGCTTTTAGGCGCTGGCGGCAACGGTAAAAGTACCCTGATCAGGGCTATAACTAGCGCGTTAGGCCCACTGTGCAAAAAGATAGATTTTACCATGCTGGATAAGCCATTCTATGTATCGTCAATAGGTCAGCCATGGCTTATCTATTCAGATGAGCAACCGGAGCGTTTCGGGTCTGTTTGGCAATCGGCCATGCGCTATATAGTCAGTGGCGAATCTGTAATGGCAGAAAAAAAGTACGGTAAGTCTTATAATTTGCGTATTCTGTCCAGCGCACTATGGGCCATGAATAGCTTACCAGTATCCACCGAAGCCGCCGCGAACCTACGCCGCGTAGTGCTGTACAGGTTTGACCGTGACTATACAAACGGTACCGCTGACTTTGGCCTAAAGGATAGGCTACTGACCGAACGGGCCGGCATATTTAACTGGTTACTTGCTGGCGCGGTCTCTATCTCAAAATCTGTAGCCCATCCGTACCGTATAGAACAACTACCAGAATATGCTGACACAATAGAAGATTCAAAGGTTAGCAGCAACAGCGCTTACGCTTTCGTTTCAGAGCGTTACACTATACAGCCCCATGGTGAATTATCTGCCAAGAACCCAACAGTCACCGACGCGTTCAAAGAGTACAGAGACTACTGTGTGGACAACGAAAATAAGCCGATGTCACGACACAGGTTTAGTCAGGAACTGGTCAAAATGAGCGTAGAAAAGGATAAGAAAAGCGGCTATTTTCGTTTTGGACTTGAACCCAAGTTTGACAAGGTACCACTTAACGCTCCAAATTTCGTTGTTAGAGATTCGTAACATAATACGCCAAATGTCCTATTGACGTACACACGGCCACGTGCTAAACTGTTTACAGGCAAGCACAACACAGCAAGTGCTGTAACGACAGTAAGGTGCTGCTAACACAAAGTAAAGGATACTTACCATGGGACTATATACAGACTACCTACCAGTTGAAGAGTTACAAGAGAATGACATTATAATTTCTGACAATCAAGCGCATCGAGTGAGCGACGTAGACTCTGACGGTCTAGGGAAGACAGTAATCACGCTGTTTGACCTTTACAGCAATGCGCGGTCGGTCAAGACGCTTGACAGTAACGCTACTGTCGTATCTATCCTTACAAGCAATTCGTAACATAATACGTCAAATAGCCCATTGACAGCCTAACAGCCACGTGCTACACTGTCAATGGGCAGCAACGACCGATAGGCTATACAGACAAGCAAACCAGCGAAGGAAAAAATCAAATGGAAAACATTAAGCGTAGTCACAACGTTAAAATCGAAAAAGAGGCAATAGAAGGTTGTAAGCAGCTAGAGACAAACACGTTAGGCCATGCAGTAGTAGACGGCATACGCGAGTACTTCGACGGGCTTATTGACGGCTTTGTCGGTATGTGCTTTTACAGCCAAGAGCAACAAGAAATATACATGAACACCGTCAATACTCAGATGACACAAGAAACAGAAATTACTCTTGGCGTTCATGTAGAAGTAGCGGAACTATTCAACGTACCGCTTGACGCTGTAGAGAAGGATACGTTTCTGATTCTCGATTTGGAGAAGTTCGACAAAAATACTATACGATTCTTTCTAAGGCTGAAATAAACATGAAGAAAATAGCGAAGGACCATAGACTGACCATACCGACCGAAGGAATAGCGCAGGCATTAATCAGTAATGAGTACGCCTTCGGTGATGTTGTTACAGCGTTTATTGAAAGGTATTTTTCAGACCTTACCGGGGGTTCGGTCTGCGGCTTGTCTTTCGGGCTGTGTACACAGGATGTAACATTCCGCATAGAATGGACCGAATACGGAACTATATACGTGTCAATAGCGCTTAATTCTATTCTCACGGCAAAGTTTACCGAACCAGTGCAGATTGACCGCGGCAACATACAAATTGACCTGTATTTGTTACAGGAAAACAAAGATAATACACTGCTGTTTGATATGACAGCTAACCAAAGGCTAACACAATGAAAGACGTAAGCAAAGACCATACTATCACTGTCACCGAAGATATGATAGACAATGCAAAGTATTCAAGTAAGGCAACCTTGGGAGAAGTTATCCTAGAAGCCATAGAAAGTCACTTTGAGAACCTAACAACTGGTACCGTTGAAGTATTCGAAGCAGAATACAACCACAGCACTGGGGAAGTGCTTGTAATGCTGGCGGGTGAATGGACCGACGATACGAAAGACTACCGTATAACGATTAGCGAAGAATTAGAAGAGATTTTTAGTTATCGTGTAGACCTGCAACCGTACGGCTTTGACATCGAGTTAAAGCACACAGAGACGGAAAATAACACTATAAGTTACAGCGCATATTTGGAGTAGACTATGATAAATTACAGAAAAGCCGCCGCAGATGCATTGTGGACGAAAGAAGGCAAGCAACTGAAAAAGTTTCCTTCTCCAGAACTGTTAAATGATGTGCTTGTCCGCGGCAAGACTTCGGACGATTACAGCACAGCATTTGAAAGGGCAAAGCGCAAGACAGAACGCTTTCAACTACCGCGGATGCACCAGCTAATATCGGAATTGTGGTTGATGTCATATATCTGTGTTGACGTTAACGACCGTACGCAAGCCCCGCGCACATCTATCACCATGCTAAGACACGTCTGTAATCGTTCTGGACTTGTGCCAAGCGGCCACAGAATAGATACAGATAAGGCATTCATAATTGAACTCTTTGACCTAAACAAGACGTTAGGACCTTTGGCAGCACAGCGCATACTTGGACGGAAACTTCGACTTGCCGACATCGAGCCAACTATAGAAGTCTTGAGCGGTCTCTTTTTGGGCGAATCTGCACAGGATACGATTAATGAGTAAGGCAAGCGCGGCAAAGGCAAGCAAAGCGAGCAAGGCAAGCGCGGCAAAGGCAAGCAAAGCGAGTGCAGGCAAGGCAAGCAAAGCGAGTACAGCACGACAAACCAAGGGCGGCATCATTAAAGAATTCCACCGCGAGATATTCAAAGACTGGGGAAGTGCTGGACTAGATGCGTACCAACTGGACCTATACGAAAAGGTCCCTTTGGTACCGTCTCCAGCGGTACAGTTGTATGCCGCTTGTTTAGCTCATGGTGCTATGCTGGGGCTTAACGGTAACACGCTTTGCACGTTAGCCACCACAGCCGATACATGGCAGCACTACAAGAGTCTGTACCGCGCAGGCATACAAAAACATGCACGCTCGCTGGCTGAAATACTCAGACCGTCAACAATTTATACTGACAACCGCGGGGCTGATTCTTTCTTTTCTGACATATTACGGCCATGCGACATTAACGAATCCGCAACTGTTGGTGCTGCGCTGTACTTGTCATTGCAATTTTTCGACAAGCTGGACGGGTATAAACTGGTACGAACGCGCGCGGCTAATAGGGAGTATTTCTGGCTTAAGCGCGACGCGACCGACGCGAACGACGCGACCGACGCGACCGACGCGACCGACGCGAACGACGCGACCGACGCGACCGACGCGACCGACGCGACCGACGCGACCGACGCGACCGACGCGACCGACGCGACCGACGCGACCGATGGTTAGGGTACCTACCCTACCACCACTCCTACCACCACTCCCCCACGTATACACTAGTGTATACGTGGGATAAGAGGTACTATTGCCTCAGTGGGGGGAGTAGATTAACAGCGTTTAGTAACATAATACGCCAAATGTCCTATTGACGTACACGCGCCCACCATGCTACACTACTAGCACAGCAAGCGCATCAAACGCTGTGACGCAAGCGCAACCAAGCGCAAGCAAACACAAACACAAAAGGAATATATAATGTTCGGTAAGAAAAAACCTACATCATTTGAAATAGCATCCGATTATAAACTGTGGCGAAAGCACTTTGACCGCAAAGGTACAATCACAGAATACCAGTTCAACGAACTGACCATTACAGATAAGCAGAACTGCATCGAAAAAATAAAAGGTAAGCGAAAATCATAGACTCTCTAGAAAGCGACTTTCTTAATCAGCCTCTGACAGTTACTGACAGTACGGATAACCTACACGTACGGCTACTGCACACGTTACGCAAATGCGGCTATACAGTGACTGTCAAGGGCAGCAAGCTATGCATCGAAGGCAAGCCATGGAAAGGCTCATGTAAGCGCATACAGGCAGCACTGACGGAGCGCGACAAGCAAGCCATATATAACCTACTTGTGATTGACTTATCACTGTCTATACCGTTTCGCATAGCAAGGTATATCGGAGTTGCTCTGACTTATCCCGAAGCTGACACAGTAATTAGAATAGCAAAAAAAAGCGGCATAGTGCTGTATAAAACAGAACTAGACACAGCCGCGTATCTATGGACAAAAAAGTAATGAGCAAGAAATTACATAAGGATGAACTAGATTCACTAACTAACGTGTATTCAAAACTAGCACAGCAACAATCACGCGCTGCAATAGGCCAACTAAAATCTATATTTGCCGTTGCTGCTTTTGCAAGAATGGCGGTAGACAATGCCGACTATATACTCGATATGCCGACATTAAAAGTAAGGCCGAACGTGTCTCTACCGTGGGGACATCAAGGCCGTCGCTTGTGGGGACTTACACGTACAGTCGCGGATGCAACAAGGCAGATAATCACATACAATTCAGTTGTGTGTAATACCAAGTACGGTATCGTGCGCAATGCTGTATTTGACGGGTGGTACGTTATCTTCGACGATATGGAGCAATTCAAGCGGTACATAACCGAAGATGTACCGGACATTATGCATTCAGAGTATGCTAATTCAGTATATAGCAGCATGGAAAATGTAAGGGCTTCGAACTACAGGCCCGAAGTATTGAGTGCAGAATCCCATAGCCGCCGCGCTGGTATGCTGGACGGTGATAACAGCCCGGTGCCACCACTGGACATAGTCGGTGATAAATGCCGTGCGTGTGGTAGCTGCAAGAACTTATCGGTAGACCATATAATACCGGTCTCAAAAGGTGGGGATAACAGACTTACTAACTTGCAGGTGCTTTGTCGGATTTGCAATTCAGCTAAGAATAACATGCTGAAATATGCCGAAGGGAAAAACGGATAATGTCAAACACAGGTAGAATATACTTAGAGACGGTACACTCAGACGGTACCGTGACAGACCATATTAGCGGTGGCCGCGGTAAAAAGTGGTCAAAGGATGACATAATCCCGCCTATCAACGAACTAAGGGACTTTCTAGCACTTAACCCGAACGTGACAAACAAGGAGACGTTTGACCAGTACAGGCCTTACGGGTGGCGTAGTTGGGTACGTGTCAAAGCTGCCTACAAGATAAAATTAAGCTGGATTAGACCAGCTACGTGTCAACCGGACCTGTGCGGTGAATGGTCAGAATATGCCGTAAACCACAGAGACCTATTCTTCGGTGGGCGCGACTTGGCAACTGACGGTATGGTTGAGTTTCTATGTGCTGGCTGTATGCGTCGGCTTGTGCAGTCTCTAGAAGAAAATAAAAGGGACTATGGCGTTGCACCACGGATAGACATTACAAAGTTCAAGAACGTATTCAACGGGTTAGAAACAGGCAAACCAGTAGCAGCGGAACCGTACCAAATGGACCCAACACTGTTTTTTAGGGGCGATAAGCCGCAACTCAAAGACATACACAGGAGAGATATCCAAAGGGTAATATCAAATGGAAAAACCTACAGAGCGCGAAGAAAAAATAGCAAAAGGAAAGCGGTTCCGGTCAGCGGCTGACTTGGGTTTTGAGCAAGCATACACGGAGACGCCAACTGTTACAGGTCTAACAGCGTCCGAAGTAGCAGCACAGATAGAAAAGGCAAAAGTTGGACCTACATATCGCGCGCGGGCCAAAGGGTTTTTAGCGTTGTGTGCGCCTATTGCACTGTCTATACCGACTGCACTAGTCTTGCCTTTGGCAGATTATCTGTATGTTAGCGTATGGGAGCCATTAATAATGTCACTGTGGCTTGTAATATTCTCGTTGGTTTGGCTCGCTCTCATGACCGCGACAGACTTTATCGGCAATGGCTGGATATCATTTTTCAAGAGTTTTTTACTAATCAGATATGGACATAAAAAATGAACAAATACGAATTAATAACACATGATATAACAAAGACAAGCACTCATGCTGTACTAGGTAAGCACTACGGTACGGTGGATATGGTCATAACAAGCCCACCTTACAACGTCGGCATAGAATACGACACGACAGACGATAAGACACCGCGCATAGACTATGAGACCTTTACAGACCGTTACATAGACATCTGTCACAGCATGTTACGTCCAGATGGCAGAATCGCCGTCAACGTAGCCAACACAGGGCGCAACCCATACGTCGATAACGTGTCAATGGTCAGTCGCTCACTGGAGCGGTACGGCTTTACCTTGAGAGGTCATATCATATGGGACAAGGCAGCATCAGCGGGTGGTAGCTGTGCATGGGGTTCTTGGAAGTCAGCAGCTAACCCAACGCTGCGAGATGTCAACGAATTCATTGTGGTAGCACACAAAGACAAGCCGAAGAAGGAAACGCCCGGTACGTCAGACATTGACCGTGATGATTTCATGGAATGGACCAAAAGCATATGGACCATGAGAACGGAGTCAGCAAAGCGCATCGGCCATCCTGCACCCTTTCCGGTTGAGCTACCAAGAAGACTAATCAAGCTCTACACATACGTAGGAGATATAGTATTCGATCCATTCAGCGGATCGGGAAGTACTGGCGTAGCCGCGGTCGAGGGTGGACGGTACTATATAGGTATGGATAGCTCGCAGGTATACAACGAACTCGCAGATGCGCGTATTAACGCTGTGACAGAATTGTAACATAATACGTCAAATTGCCCATTGACAGTGTAGTAATCCCGTGCTACACTGTTGATACGGCAACAACAACAACAACAACAACAACAACAACAACAACAACAACAACAACAACAACAACAACA